CAGATTATGTTAAATAACCATGCTTGTCTCCAGAAATATTTCCTTACACGCATGGCAACATCAACTTTTTTAACTGCTGCAGGATCATAGGCATTACCTATCTGTCTTAGAATTTGTTCAATAACAAATGCAATGATTGTACCTATGACCAATGGCCAAAATACAAAATTTGCAAAAGACATTACTGCTATTAAGAAAGACATTTTCTATAACCTGAATTTTAATGGTGATATTAATTCCACCTGTATTGGTTTACTGAGTATTTCAGCAAGTTTATGATATGCTATAGCAGTCATTACTTGAGGTGCTATAAAAGCAACCATTGCTATAACCCAAAAAAAGTAATAATAATTTTCTTTGTTTTGTGTTCTCATCGTTTTATTAGTGAAGGTACATCGCCATCATCATCCTCATCATCCCAAGGATCTTCCAATTCAGATTTTAACTCCAGAATTCTGTCTTGTAAAGCCCTATATTCCTCCAAGTCGCACTCTGTTTTCTTTTCAAAATTTACACCCAATAACTCAGTGCCAGGTTTGACATCTCTCATTTCTGGGTGTACTGGTTTCTTTACTTCCGTAGTCCACTCACCTTGCAATCTACCAGCATTAAAATCTTTTACAGATTTAGATCTGAATCCATTAATTATAAAACTTACGGCAACCACTAAAAGAGCAACCCATGATGCTATAAAAATAAAATCAGTAAATGGATTCATCTTCCAAATAATCTTTCTATTGGTACTTGTCGTATCTTATGCATAACATCCATCTCAACTCTATCAGCAACTTTCTCAATGATGTTTACATCAAGGTGCATGAATGGTGGAATGATTCCTAGTATTCTAAGAAGTGAATCCAAGAATCATACTAATGATAGTTGCTTCTCGGTTATGCTTTGCCATCGATGCTTCATCGATTCTCCGTGCTTCTTCTACAGCCTCTGCAATCATTGCATCAACTTCTGCTTTGGTATAAAAATTACCTAAAACTGGAATGTCGTGTTGATCCATTACCTTATCTCGAAATCGAGTTTGCGTACTTTTCGTTTGCGTCGTTGTTCCTGCCATTGTAAATCTTGTGATGAGAGACCTTGTTGATCTTTTTTCTGATTAGATTTTACTACTACTATATTAGTTAGGTTTCGAGCAGTGAATGTATCACCAGTAACAGTTAACATGTTAGGGCATCCACAACTTTTAGTTTGAGAATCCCCTTTCAGTTCTGTTCCACACTCTTTACACCTTACGATAATCATTTTACTACGTGTTTACAGCTTTCCAGTCCCTATCAAACAACTCAAGTCCTTTATCTGTTAAGATATTATTATACATCTTAACGAATACTGCTGGTGGCATGGTTACTATATTTGAACCATATCCAAAACAGTCACTTACATCTTTTACATTTCTCAGAGATGCACTAAGCACCTCAGTATGAACATTCTGTTGCTTATATACAGAGACAATATCTTTTACTAAATTTACACCACCGAAAGAATTATCATCTACTCTTCCTACAAATGGTGAAATATATGTTGCCTTAGCTTTTGCTGCAAGAATTGCTTGTGCTACAGAAAATACTAAAGTAACATTTACTCTGATTAGTTCTCTACGAAGTTCTTTGCAGGTTAATAAACCATCATATGTACAAGGAACTTTTATTGTAGCAACTTCTCCGAATATACTATGTAGTCTTCTTCCCTCTACTGTCATCTCAGGAGAGTCACCAACGACCTCCATACTAATATCTTTAACACCAATATCTGCAATCTCTTTATATACATCTTCTGGATTTCTACCACTCTTCATAATAAGAGTTGGGTTAGTTGTTACTCCATCAATCAATCCAGTGGAAAAATGCTTATGGATTAATTCTGTATCAGCAGTATCTAGAAAAATTTTCATAGGAGTTGGATCTATCATCTTATTCCATTATATATGCGTGTGGATAAATTATACGACAAAAAAAGGAGGTTGTAAACCTCCCTTTTGTTTTAATCAAGATATATCAGACTCTTCATGTGGCATCTCCACAAATCTGAATTGTTTTTTAACACCGTTTCGTATAATACCATTAACATCCCTAATACCATCTAAAGGCATTTCTCTTCCTAAAATACTTTCAATTCTATTTTTTACAATAGAACGATTTTTCTTTTCCCAGTTTTTTTGATTATCATCCTCATTATGATAAATCACTGCGATGATTCTATGTCTTTCAGGATGAGTATTAATAGCATCAATTATATTGAGTGATAATGTTTTAGGAGCACCACTTGAATAAGCAACGACAATGGTATTTTCATCTTCTAGTTCTTTAACTCTTTCCTCAACTTTTACATAGTTGCGTGGATTTCTATTAGAATCATAATCAATTACTTTTTTTCCAGAATAAATTCTATTTTTTTCTAGATACATTTTCTTTGCTTTTTTAGCAATGGCTCCTGCTCTTTGTGGAGAGCATTTTTTAACACTGTAAATATATCCCAAAGAATAATCTGAGTTGAATTTAATCTTACCCTCACTATCCATATAGAATTTTTGTAAGGTCTTGATTAAATCATCATCAGTTGTCTCTTGCTTAATAGTCTCTTGACCTGGATTAAGAAGTTGACCAATATGCCTTAATTCATCTTCATTAATACCATAATGATCTATGAATGTTTTTGGTATAATTCTCACTCTATGCTGAGTAATGTTACCATTATTTCTAATGGCTTCCAAGGTACTATTACCATCAATAATCAAATACCAACCATCACCAAGTTCTACAAGTGTAGTTCTTTCACAATCTGCAGTATCACCTTTAAGTGCAATTCTATTAGCAATTTCACCAATAAATTTGTTATCTTCAAATCTAACTTGAAGTGCTTTTACTTTTATTGAATACTGATGTGATCTATCAAGTAATACAGATTTATTCCACAATGTAGAAACGTTGAAATCTCCGTTAATGATTTTTGGAAGAACGAAATCTTCTATAAAACTCACTCTAACAGGAAGTTTAAATGCAGCACCAGCAGCACCCAAGTTATAGTACATTGGATTACTTACTACCTTCTCATCCTTATGAATCTTACTCTCAAGATTCTTCATTTCATCATAAGATCCAATTGCTACAATCTTATAATCAAATACTGGGGTTAACCCAGAAAATAAATCAAGAAATTCAGGATTCCTTGAACTTTGCCAATATCCATCTCCAAAGTTACCTAAGTGGGAACCAACATAAGTCTTTCCAACTCCCACATGAGTGTAACTGTACACATAAGCTTCATATTGATCCACTCCATTCAAAATGGATGAATCAACACTGATAATTGAATCAGGTTTTTTCATTGTTGTTACGGGCCTTAATGACCTTACGAATTTATTTGATGAAACGTATTCTGCTACAAGCAACTTATTTCATCAGAAATCAATCTATCACCTAATACTTGAATTGTCAAGTTTAAAGATATTTGTTGTGGTCTTTGTTTCCAACCATACCAAACTGATTTCTTTCCATTATTATAAGGAGGAAGTTGTCCTTTGTCAAGGTATTGTTCAGCAGTGCAATCATATACATTATCTCCATACTGTAGCCACCAATGCTTTTCTCCACGATAATCCTCACCACTCATAGGAACCAACTTATCAGTATATATCAAATAATATAATGCCTGTGATGCATGATAACAATGCCCATAATACCTAACAGTCCCTACATCACTACTATGCATTAAAGACTTCTTTCCTTTAAGAATATCGTCTGTAAGATTTCTCTGTATCAATCCCATTACCAGACACATGTTTAGTTCACTGAACCTATATGCTTCAAAGGTAAGTGTTCTAGTTTGAAATATTTTTTTATCTTTATACCTATGTCTTTTAACTGTCTTGATCATCATCTAATATATCAAGAGAAATAATTTCTATATCATCACCACTGTCCCTCTCCTCTAACTCAATCCAATCTTCAAACTCTGCATACAAGGCAATCTTATCACCTACCAATTCTGTTGATTCTAATCTATCAATAGCCCAGTCTCTATTATGGGCAAGAAGATCTTCAGTCGTTTTCAATTCCATAATAGTCTTTTCTGAAGTACCTTGAGAGGATGTTACTATTATAGTATTTTGGTGTCCCATCGTCAAGTGACTCGGTAAGGACTCCGTTCGCAAAAAGTTGCCTGGTTTCCTCGAAGTTTGTTTTGCCTTTTGTATAATGTAATGATAAGATAATTCGACTAAAATTCTCTCTGCCAATCTCCCTAATCTCTTCCTTAAGTTCTGGACAAGACCCATAATACTTCTTCCAATCAGATTCCGACTTTACTTTTCTTTTCTTACCCTTTGGAGTTCTGAACTGCCAAAAGTATTTCCTTCCGATGTACTCTCTACCATTTTGTAGATTGATAATCCTGTAGACAAAACCGAAGAAATCATTAATATCGTCAGAAGTGAAATGTTTACCCTCATATAACCAGGGGTTTTCATAAACTCCAACTTCAACCATTGCATAAATTTCATATTCACCTTATTTAGATTAGAGTTTAAATCCTGAAAATGTATCCTTCTTAACGTCTTGTTTAATACCACCCACAACATAAGACTCTACTTCAGTCTCTTGTGGTGCTACTTGTAATCCTTTAGAGCTAATCCAATGCTCTGTCCAAGGAAGTGGATTGTTTTTTATAGGTCTATCATATTGTGGTTTCATACCTATAGATCTAAGTCTACGATTAGCAACCCATTCAACATATTGAAATAGAAGTTTATCATTCAGACCAATCATTGACCCATCTTTAAACAAATACTCTGCCCACTTCTTCTCCTCATTAACACACTTATCAAACATTCGATATGTCCAATCCTCTTCTTCTTTCATAATCTGAACCATCTCTGGATCATCACCCTTTCTCCAATTGTTCAAAATGTTTTGGGTGATGGCGAGGTGTTGATTTTCATCTCTGGCAATGAGCGATATAATCTTAGCTGACCCTTCCATAAGTTTAAGTTCACCAAATGCAAAACTGCAAGCAAAACTAACATAAAAGCGTATCCCTTCCAAGATGTTAACATTGGTAACTGCCCTGTATAAATGTTTTTTAAGATCTTTACGTGTCCATTCTGCAGATGGAGATCCTTTAGAATCAGTTCTCCACAGATTACCTTGTCCCCACTCCTGTGCATAATTTATAAAAGAATCATATGCACCAGTAACACTGGTAGCACGTTCTAATATTCTATCATCTTTAATAATAGTATCAAAAACTTCGGAGGGATTAGAATAGACATTCTTAATGACATATGTATATGATCTACTATGAATCATCTCCATAAAAGACCACACTTCCATACATGCCTCTAACTCAGGTAGAGAACAGTAAGGTAAGAAAGCCATACCAGGAGCACGACCTTGTACACTATCAAGCATGATCTGGTACTTAAGGTTACTTGTATAGACGTGCTTTTGTTCTGGTCGGAGAGTTTGATAGTCTCCA